CCTCTATATCGCCTGTCGCGCCACTTGCTGCCCACGCGCTGCCTGTGTAATACCAGAGACTATTATTATCTTTTGTGTATGCGAACTGTCCCTCTTGAGGTGATGTTATAGCAGCATTTCTAGCAGCTTCACTAGCAAAAACTAAGACGCCTTGCATTAAATAGCCATTTACGTCCGCGGAGGTTAGTACCTCTCCTGTCTGAAAATTCTTAAATCCTAAACCTGCAGCCATTTTTCTCCTTAATAAGCGAGCGAGTCCTCATCTAGTAGGCCATCTACTAGAGAGTCTAGCACGAACCCACTCGCGAACGGTTGCGCGGTGGTAAAAGTAGTATTAAAAGAATTAGGGGTAATGTCATAAGCGACGCCAGTTATTACCGTATCGCTCTCTACGTTGCCACCTTGCAGCACCTGTATTACGGTAATGGGATCATAGACGTCTAGCTCCAGAGCTGCAGTAACGCGGTCTGGGCTAGCACCATCATATGCATCTAGGGTTAAAGATTCCAGGCGTAGGTCTGCTCCTACCTCCTGGCGACTTGCTACGATCATAAGCGCCTGATTTAAGGCATCTGTATCGGTCTGCGCTATAGAGCTGCGATTACGGCTATGCTTAAAAAATGTATCTATGCTGTCTACGTTATTTACCGTCTGAGGTGTACCGCCAGTACGTGTAACAGTGCAGCTATTTATAAGTCCAAAATCTGATAAATCAAAAGCTACTTTTTGATAGGTAATAGTGCCAGGTAATCCAGTATCGCTAAAGACAGTAGACGTACCGCCAGAGGCTGTAATTATGTCCTCTCTAGATCTAAAAGTGGCGTAGCCTTGCTGGTTGATATAAAAGGCTCCTAGATCTGTAGCCTCTACTGTCTGACAGGCTGATAGAGCTGTCCTAGTACTGCCTGTATCTGCCTGTACGGTCGTATCTGCAGTCGTAGATATAGAGCGCATACCGCCAGGCCACTCAGCGGCGTCTAGGATACTAGTAATCCGCTGAGCTGTAGTCTGCCCAGCTGTCCCACCTGTAACAGTCGATATAGACGCTAGGTTTAATAATTGAAAACCATCTACGCAGTTAAGATCTACAAAGGCAGGATCAAATCCTGTAGGACTACTGTATTTCCAGGACTGTACGTACATAGATCCTAATGCGTACTCTTGTCCTCCAAAAGTACCGATAAATCTAATTTTACGCATCGGTAATATTTTTCCGTATAGTGGACTTAACGTATTAGCAGGGTTAAATAAACCTGTCTGATCAATTAGGCGTACCGATGCAGTACCAGCCGTAAAGCTGTCAGAGGTACGATTATAGGCGCGTCTTATGCCAGTCTTTATTACGTACTGGCTTACGTCTACTATTTCAGATGCGCTAGTACCTAATACAGACTGGTCTAGCGGTGTAGAGGGATCATCTAATACTAAGCTAGGGTCAAAGTTAGCACCGTTGCTAAAGTCGATAAAACAGCTAAAAACAGCGCCAGTACTCATATACCGCTAACGATTAAATCATTACCTGTTCGCTGTGTCTGGTAGACAGCATCCGTTACCGCAGCTACTAGGTCATTTTGTGATAGTAAAGATCCTTCTATATTTACGTTTATCGTAACGCCTTCATCTCTAGCTCTAAACCCTGCAGGATCAAAAAACGATGGCGTAGCCATACCTCTAGCGCTGCGGCCTGTCTCCTCAAAATACCTAGACGATGATACGTCAAAATTAGATGGTACTGAGGTTTTATCATAAAGGTTTCTTAAAGAACTATCTTCATTTTCCTCAAAGAATCTAAAACTTCCTAAATCAGGTACAAAAGGTCTCTTAAAAGGTTCGCCAGCTTGTTCTCCAGGTAAATCAATATAAGGAGGTCTGACAACAGGAGGTTTACCTGGCTCTAAATCTATACTTCTATCTTCGTCTTTTTTCCTAAATCGACCTGGATCAAAAGTACTAGTACCACCGTTAGTAATACCAGGTATAGCAGGCATCGTAATAGTCGCGCCTATATTTATAGTGTACTTACCCTCTATGAGAGCTTTTAAGGCATTTTTTATATCGTCTAAGTTATCTGTAAACTTTATGTTTGGTTTAAGAGCTGCTAAGGCATCTATCGCAGCTTTATCAGCTGCAAAACCAGCGGTTTTTAATAGCTGTAAAACTTTTTCTAGGTTCATCGCATCGTCATAGCGTCCCTCTGTAGCAGCCTTAAGAGTCTTAATAGCCTCCTCGTCAGTCTGGTAATCAGAAATCTTTAGCGCTGACAGTTGCAGTGCGCGATCTCTGTCTGTCTGTGACAGTTGACGACGTAACGCAGCCTGTAAATTAATGGCATCTATGTCGAACTTAAACTGTATAGAGTTACGTAATCTTTCAAGATCTGCGCTTCGCTTCTTTTCTGCAGCTCTCTTTAATTCCTCGCGCTTTAATTTAGCTATCTCCGCGGCTCGTAATTTAGCTAGACCTGCCTCTTCTTTAGCTAATTGTGTTAATTTAGCTTGATCCTGTAATGCTTTTCTTTGTAATGCACCTGCGGCTAAATCAGCTTTGAGCTTAGCATCTGCGGCTCTACCTGCATCGCCGTAATCTATTCCTGCTAGACGATCTAATAAATCAAATAGCGCTAGGACAGGCCTGCTATTTGCTAGCTCATTAAATTTACTTGACACCCTATCTATTAGACCTACAGCTTTACCTAGAGCTGTTCCAAAAGCCTCTCCCAGAGCTATCATCTTTTCTTGAGTTTCCTCAATACTAAGCCCAGATGCCTCCAAGCCCTCGACAAATCCTTTACCTACTGCTACCTGAGTCTGCTCGAAAGCTATTTTTAGTTTATTTATTTTGTCTGCGAAAGTGTCTACCTGTTTAGACGAGAAATCAGCCTCTAGCTCTTTTAGTACGTCAGCGAAATCTTTACCTTTTAGCTCAGCCGTCTCATAACCTATACGCAGCTTTACTAAAGCTTTATAATCACCGACAAAAGCGCGTGAAAGGGCATTACTAACGTCAGTTAACTCTAATCCTTTTTGTCTACTAATTTCAGTAGATAGACTTAATAATTTCTGGGCGTCTGTAAGCGTGTATGTAGTCTGGATTAATTTTTGTAGAGCTGGATTTAGCTCATTTTGAGAGACACCTGACGACAGAGATAAAGCGCGAGTAAAATCACTAGCCAGAGAAGAAGCGAAAGCTAGACCTAAATTAGTTAATTCAGACTCTAGGCGCTTAGTAGATTTCTCTAAGGTTGCGAATTGATTTACAGACTTTTTTACGAAAGCGCCAATAGCTACAGCGCCAAAAGTAAGGCCTAGTCCCTTTCCAAATTTTGTTAATAGTGCTTGCGATTTCTTTGTAGCCTTATCTAAATCCTTAAAGCCTTTATCTTTTAGTCGCGTAATAAAATCGACTGCTACCTCTTTACGACCCATTACCATTATTTAACACCTCTTATAAACTTATATAAGCGCTGGTCTATTACCTTAGTAATTTCATTTCTAACCTTATCGCCTAATATAGCCTCAGCCTTATAAATAAGGCGTTTTGGCGCTCCTGCTACTTTTGGAAAGAAAATCCTAAAATCATCTTGAGCCTTGTAGTTACGCGATACGCTTTTTGTCTTAGCCTGCGAGGTCTCTTTACCAGATCCTGCTAGCTCGTAAATAGCGCCTCCTGGCGTGCTGTTAACTAAAGCTAGAGCTGCGACTGCTACTTTGTTATATCCAAAAGGCGTCTTATTAATAGTAGTGCGTCTAATCTTTATACCTCTAGCTACTATTGCAGGTTGCCACGTCCAGCGTAGAGGATCCCTAGATCTATGTACTTTGTCATTTATCCAGGCAGGGGATGAGTAGTCTGGCGGCTGTTGAGCGAATACGTCTCTATCTTGATACTGAATAGAGCCAGGTACGAAGGTTTTAGCTAATTGCTGCATAGGTTTTACAGCTTCATTCAGACCCTTATTAAAGTCTTTTCTTAATTGAGGATTAATAGCCTTTAGCTCTTTTACTAATTTATCAAAGTCAGCGATTAGTATGGACTCACTAGCTCTAGCCACTAGCGCCTCCCTTTCATCGAACGCGGTTTATTACGCGCCTGAGCCTGCTCCTGCAGTATAAACTTTATAGCTGCATATATAGCAGGGTCGCATTTTAGTAGCTCATTAGGTGAGATACTCGTCGCTACCGACACAGCTGCGACCTCCCATATGTCGCCGCGTCGGTCTATCCATTTTTTGAGTCAATGACGAAATCTACGTCTTTATATTGATTTAAGAAATCGTCATCTAGAGCAGCTGTGGTCTCACCTTTAGCGGTTATCAGATAATGCGCGAACCACCATAGATCACTTTCACGCTGATCCTCAATTAGTCGCTTACGCCATCCAGTCTTAAAGTGACTCTCAAAAGCCACCTTAGCCGCTGGCGTAAGCTCGTAATTTACCTCTTTACCGTCTTTTTTAGTTACTTTAATTAATTGCGTAGCCATTTATGTCCCCTATTCTAGTTAATTAAGATGTAGCTTTAGTCAGAGCAGTTACTGGAAGCGTAATAGATGCAGTCATTGGAGCATCGATAGAGCCGTTAATTGGCTGCCATTGTGCTACCAAAACAGACATAGAGTAGCGAGGGTTAGTCGCTGTTACAGTGCCTGAGACTGGAATTAGCTGAATAGCTAATTTTGTACCTAGTGCATCCTCAAAAATTGAGTTTACGCTAGATGCAGCAAAATCGTTAAACACCTCTAAAGTAACGCTAGGACGTTCGATACCACCGATTAGGTTTTGTACTGAGTCAGTCATAGCGGTAATTTCTACGGCATCAATTTCTCGCGACAGGCTGACCGCGCTAACGAAAGTGGTAATAGTTGTAGTGCCTGCGACTACAGCTACTTTATTACCCATAAAGATCGCCATTTATTTCTCCTTTTATTTAGCCGATCAATTCGACATTATACCGATACGCAAGGTAGTCGATACTAGCCACCTGTACAGATCCAGCGGTAGCGGATGTTACTCGCAGGGTTTGGACAGCGCCGCTAAGTGTTGCATCTGCCTCGATCGCGGCTTTTACCGAGGTAGAACCTGTTGACGCTAGATAACCGTCTAGCTTTGTCTGTCCAGCTGACTCGCTCATACGTCCTACAATTAAAAGTATTGTACAGGTAGCGTTATCAAAACCACGATTAAAGGTGGCGTCAAAATTGAGATCTAACTGACCTACTACTGCACCTGGGACGTTAACAGAGTCTGGAATATAATCGTAAGTCTTTAAGCCTGTAATAGTTGCTAGTCGCGTTTTAAGATTAGCGCGTACTGTCGATGGAACCATTAAGCTACGACCTCTTTTTTATAAGCTCTTACCATCGCAGTAACGTCTCGACCTAGAGGACTCATACGAACAGCTCCTAAATCTCCTAGACCTAAGATGCCGCCTGGAGAGTCTTTACGCTTATATAAGTCAGCTGTAAGTATCTGACAGGCTGTCTCTATGTCATCTGGGACGCTAGGCCATCCCCATCTAGCAGTAACCTCAACACCTGGACGCAGACCATTACTAAAGAGTCCAGGGAATATAGGCCAGACATAAGTAGTGTTAACCATTGTCAGCTGAGTAAAAGGTCTACCTAAAGATGAGGCCGTAAGTGGATCTAGTAAGAAATCTGTATCCACCGTTAGCGTGGTCTCAAAGACGCCATCTCCATCGTCGTCTATCTTAACTACGAGACTGCTAGACGTTCCAATATCATCGACGTAAGTAAATAGCTCACTATAAGCGCGATATTTACGCGCCGAGGCAGTGCTATCTAAATAAAAACGTCTATTAGCTATGCGATCAATACTGCGAGAGGCAGACTCAATAAGTCCCTCTAATAATGTATCGTCTGAGCTATCTGTAATACTTAAAAAAGTTTTCATCGCGTTAAGCGTCGTGTAACCGTTAGTTATAGCCATCCAGGAGCCTCATCGTCAATAGGGACAGGTATTTTCGAGAATAGGTCATTACTAAAGTGTTTTCTAATATCACTCATAGCACGCCCCTTAGATCCTGGATGGTTATAACCACTGGGAGGCCGTAGCCCCCCAGATGGTTTTCTTAGCATTAGAAGCTAGGTGCCTGTAATCCAGTTCCGTTAATTTGTGCGAACGCTTTAGGATAACGTAGAGAGGTATATGCGAACATACCGTACATAACGATATTTAGCGCGACCTTTCCATTTGGTTCCTCAAACGTAACGTATGTCGGACTACCAGTCTCCTCGAATAAGTGAGACTCGTTGAGGTCGACGATGTGAATAGTGTCTTGGTTTGTACCAGTTCCAGCTGCAGTAGTGATATTTGCGTCTGTGATAACTGGTAGACCGAGAATTGAGTAACCTGAATTATTACCGTAGTTAGGGTATCCCTCACCTGTTCCAATGGCATTTACAGGATTATACGCAGTCGGTACGACTAGCGGACGATTCTGGCTATCTAGGCCTGAAAGCAAAAAGCCTAGACGACGAGGATGCATAAGAATCGCATTAGGCGATGCGTATACGTTGCTCTGAATCTGTTGGATAGCGTCTGCAAGTTTTGGATAGAGACCTGCGACTGTACCAGTGGTAGCAGTGTAAGTAACTAGGATTCCTGTAGTCATATTTTGGATGCCTAGAGGTTGTCCATTAGATCCTGTTCCATTTAGGATCAAGTTATCTAGCTCTGTGTTATATGCACGCATCAAGTCACTTAGAATAATTGACTCCAGGTTATATCCACGTAGTAGAGCTTGCTTAGATACGCTGTTTTGTCCAGCGACAGTATTTACGTTAATTGTAAGTGTGCTGTCTTGCGGATCTGTTGATACAGCCGCTGTGTTTTGTGAAGTTTGAGCCGCGACGCCTGTACCAGTGCCAATAAGAGATAGCACGACTGACATACCCTGCGGTGGCAAAGTGTGACGACGTGACGCATCTGCGAACGGACGACCAGCGCGTAGCTTAGGTGCATACAGATCTACTAGATACTGTGGTACTACTAAACCGCCAAAATTGGAAGTTCCAGCTGCTCTATACTCTACGTTCATTTCTTGCTGGTGGCGACGGATACGATCCGCTGCATCTACGTCAGTGTTGAAATGAGCCTTAACAGCATCAGCTAAAAAGCTGTATTCGCTGCGCTGTGAATATGTAGTAGGTTCGCTAACTACTTTAATAGCTTCGCGCTTTTCGCTAGCTGGTTTTGTGCTATCTACCTTAGCGGCTAGATCTGCAGCCTTAGCGTTGCGTAGTTCCATATCTGAAATCTGCTCGATTCTTTCGTCGAGCTTCTTTACTTCAAGGTTTAGAGCTTCGATATTAGCTAGCTCTACCTCTGTCACGTCGCGAGTTTCATCTGCGGCGCGGTCTACGATCGTCTGGATCATAGAGGTCTTAGTCTCGCGCTTTTCGCGTAGACCATCTAAAAAGTTATTTCCCACGTTTTACTCTCCTAGAATAAAAGTTAATTATTTGTCGTAGAGGTGTCGATCTGTAACGTGGCGAGGTGTCGCAT